GGGGTTTTTTAGTCCCCCAAGAAAATATGCCTACCTAAGCCTTCTTAGCAACTTTATTGCGTGTATAGCGTGATCAATTAAGACAGACTCCAGGTTATCTAGTAACTGGACTTAAACAGGTTTCCTAACTGGACTTACCTGTTCACGAATTGTTACAGTTTAGTATTATATGATCACTTTATGTTACAAATGTGCGTTAGGGGATTGCCAAGTATCTTCTAAAACATATAACTAGGGACAGGGACAGGGACAAACAAACAGGTTAATTAAACAGATTCTCTAAACAGGTTAATTAAACAATTGATCTGACAGTATGACACTTAAAGATTAACCCTTCTCCTTCTTAAAACATAAAGAATACAAACTTAGGAATATCACATTATCAGATTAGTCTAGATAATTGTATTAACTAGGTTGACACGCCTAGACCTTCCTCTTATTCTTGTTTGTAGCAACTGCGGGTGTTTTCCTCTCCTCTTCCACCTGATTGTGTTTGCTCCTTAGGTACGTGTTTCAAAACACTGACATCCTCCCACACTGTTATAGTTGTTTGGAGCACGTACCTTTCCTCCCTTTAAGATTAAGTGTTGACAAACATGGCTAAGCGAATAAAACTACACGCATCCGAGAACGTACTAGAAGAGTTCTATGCGGCTTTAGCTTCAGGTGATCCTTCTTCGTTTAACCGAGTACACATCCCTAAGTCTGACGTGTTTTACGTACGTACTGCTATAGAGGCAGATACAGGTGTTAGGTACACTCTAGATCATGTAGAACGAGCAATGTACCTGGAAGGTCATCTAACTCGGCATGAAGTCTTAGACCCTGATAGAAAGAGACCTTACGCAGATGAACCGTAATTATAAACGAGAACGAGCTTTACAACTAAAGTCCCCTAAATCTAACTTATCAGCTAATGCTTCTCGTAAGGCGGCTAGACGGCTCTTAGAGAAGACTGGTGCAGTTAAGAAGGGTGATGGCAAGGATGTAGACCATAAGAATGGCAATCCTAGAGATAACTCTAAGAAGAACCTAAGGGTTACTACTAAGAAGGCTAACCGTAGTTTCCCTCGTAATTCTAAAGCAGGAAAGAAATAGCATGGCTTGTAAGAAGTGTGGTAAGAAAAAGTGTGCCTGTAAGAAGGTACCAGTGTTTAAGAAGTGCAAGAATTGTCCGTCTCCTGCTAAGTGTAAGAAAGCAGGAAAATGTATGGGCAAGAAGTAACATGGCTAAAGACCCTAGATTGACCCGTGCAGGTGTATCAGGTTTTAACAAACCTAAGCGTACTCCTAGTCACCCTAAGAAATCTCACGTAGTTGTGGCTAAAGAGGGCGACAAGATTAAGACTATTCGCTTTGGTGAGCAGGGTGCTAAGACTGCAGGTAAACCTAAGGCTGGTGAGTCCGACAAGATGAAGAAGAAACGAGCTAGTTTTAAGGCCCGGCATGGCAAGAACATTGCTAAAGGTAAGATGAGTGCAGCTTACTGGGCAGATAAGGCTAAGTGGTAATGTCTCTATACAAAAATAAAGGTAAGAAGAAATGAAGTACTATCACAAGTATCAGGCTGCACTAGAAGATGCAGGTTACCGAGTAGACGAGCATGGTTATGTTTGGGATGCTATGGGCAACCAGTCTGCAGGTGAAGACAACTACGGTAATGTGCAGAGTAAAGATGCTAATGTGAATGATATTTGTCGTTTGGCAGAGATTGAACTAAGCAAACCTAAACCTGCGCCTAAGAAGACTGTACTTAAGAAGAAGTCTAAGTAATGGCTATTGTTTTGAATCATGCAGGAAAACCTGCCCGTAGGCGGTCCTTGTATGGTCATAACACAGGAACTACTACAGAGGATGTTTATACGTGTCCTTCAAATTGTATTGCTGAGATTTCTTTTCTTCACATTGTTAACTCATTAGGTAACGTAAGTGTTGAGGTTGAGTGGTTTGTATCTGCAGATAACTACACCTCTCACTTCCTTACAGGGAAAAACTTAGGTGCGGATGAGTACGTAACTTTCTCAGATATTGAGATCGTTTTACAACCAGGCGACAAGATACAGGTCACACCTAGTGTAGCAGGTCACCTAGATACAATCCTCACTGTCGTTGAGACATTTGCATAACGGGTATTCCTTCTTAGCAATTCTAATCCGTTTATACATACGTATAACTATGTGCGTTGAAGCAACATTTCGTTGTTTCGTTTACATAGGAAATACACATGCTAGAGAAACTAAAAGCCTGGATTGCTAATATCGTACTTACATTTATGGAATACCAACAACGCCGCGCAGACTTCTTTATTTTGGCAAACATGACAGACGATCAACTAAAAGATATTGGGACTACTCGTTGTGAACTTAAAGCTCGGTTCTACGCTAAATAAGATTAGTCTTGCTTTAACACTTTCTCTGAGTATAACTACAGCATACGCTGAGACGAATACGCAGACAGGTGACTTTAACGAGAACACCCAAAACTCTACCATAGACAGTAACAACACCTCTACGTCCGTTACATCTACACAGGTAGGTTCTAAACTAGGTAACACGCCCAGCGCTATTGCTCCTACTTACATGTCTTCAGGTGGTGACACTTGTTTGATTGGTAAGTCTGGGGCAGTCAGCACGGGTGTTTTTGCTATTAGTACAGGCGATTATGACAGAGACATGCAGTGTGAGATGCGTAAGAACGCTAAGCTCTTGTCAGACTTAGGAATGAAAATAGCTTCAGTAGCTCTTGTTTGTACTGAGCCTATGATATGGAAGGCCATGTTCTTTGCGGGAACACCTTGCCCAGTCACAATCAACAATAAGACTTACATCGGGGCTAAGGCGTATCTGTACTACAAGATGTTTCCTGAGAGACTTATTCCTCAGTATACGAGGAAAGAGTATGACTTTTACTTAGGCATAGGGGAGTATGCTAGAGATGAACAGGAAGATACAAGCAGCGATGGTACTGGCGGTATCATGCACCTCCGCTCAAGCAGACGTACTGAGTGAGGCTAACAACCTAGGTTATATTGCTGAAGAGATTAGACTTCAGATGGAACAAGGCTTTAAGTTTGCTATCGGTGTTACTGAAGGTATCAACCAAGAAGAGTTCGCTGCTAAACATGCTGAGCAAGAATACTACATTCGTACAGACCAAGTAGTAACTTTCTCTGATGCGTATAACAATTTGTTACAGGCTGAAACAGTTCTCGCGGAAGAGTACTTAGACTACGAGATTGAAGAAGCTTCTGTTAAACTCGAAGCTTCAGTAGACAACTTCGTAGATGCTGCCACGGTTGTCATGGCTGTAGTGGAAGTAGCGGATGAAGCTAATACTGCTACTACAGAAGTAGAGGCTATTGCAGTACGAGACTACATTGCTACGGAAGGTTTAGGCACAGTTACGGAAGAAATGGCTACTAACTACAACACTTCCTTGACAGACGTAACGGAATACTCACGAGACATCTCTATCCTGACTTCTGTTAAGAACGATGTTGAAATGGTAGACTACTTGAACTACGAGTTTGAGACTTACGGGATGAATCCTTACGAAGGTACTCTTACGATCACTGCAAGTTACGATGTTTTGATTGACATGGGTAACTACGGACTAGGAATAGGCGGTTCGAGCTTCTTTGACAGTGAAAAAGAAAATGAAATGTTTGTAGCTCTAGGCAATCCTATCTACGAAGAGATGTTTGGTACTCCATAATGCAAGACATTGAACTAAATGTAGGCGGTACAAAGTTTAAGGGTGTCTATTTTGCTATCCTTATCAGTTTTGCTACAACTATTGGCGGGGGTTTGTACGGTGCGTTTGAGTTTATCAACCGTATGTCAGTAGCTGAAGCCGAGATTGGTTCAATCAGTACAGCTATGGGCGAGTTAAAAGCTGCAGAACGTCTAACTAAGATAGAAAATGACCTCGAAGCAGTCGATATTGACAAATTACAGGGTAAACTAGCCGAATTAGGTACAACCCTCATCAATATCATGGAACAGGTACGTAAACTTGACTCTGTAGAGCAAAACAGTCAGGATAGTATCAACACTGTTACTCGTTTAGAGGGACAAATGGACCAACTCAAGAAAGATATGTCAACTCTACAGACAGATATGGACGATGCTTGGACAGCAATGGACGCTATTGCCAACCCGTTAGGAAATTAAGATGGCTAAGAAGACACTAACAGAGAACCAACAGAAGTTTATGGAGGTTTTGTTTGACGAGGCGGGTGGTGACGTTGTTCTCGCAAAGAAACTAGCTGGATACAGTGAAAATACACCCACACGCCTTATTACTGAGGCACTAAAGGACGAAATCAATGAAGCTACTCGAACGTATTTCTCAAGAACTGCGCCTAAAGCTGTCATGGCTTTGGTCTCTGCTCTCAACGATCCAACAGAACTGGGTATTAAAGACAAGATGGCTGCAGCTAAAGATTTGCTTGACCGTGCAGGACTGGGTAAAGTCGATAAAGTAGACGTTTCATCTTCTGGAGGTGGTATCTTCTACCTTCCAGCTAAAGAAGGCAAGAACGAGTAAACTTGTCTTACAATTTTGACAGAGACCTAGGTTTTTGGGAATTACCGAAACCTAATAAGGGTGTAGAGAGAGAATGGCACCCTGTAGTGAGAGTAGCAGCTAGGACTGTACCTTTCGGCTACGAGATAGACCCTGATAACGATAAACTGTTTCAACCCATCCCTCACGAACTAGAGGCATTGGAACTTGCCAAGAAACATCTTAGGCAGTATAGTTACAGAGAAGTGGCAGCGTGGCTAACAACACAGACTGGCCGCAACATCTCCCACTCAGGTCTACAGAAAAGAGTACTCATTGAGCGAAGACGTAAAAAAGCATCTGCAATTAAACGCCGCCTTGCCAAAAGGCTCCAAGAAACCCTTGCGGAAATCGAAAAGCTCGAAAAAGGCGTCACAGGATACTACACCACCTCCTCCGAAGAAGACGGTACCTGCTGAAGTTAAGGCTGAGCCATTTGATGTAGAAGTTGCTCAGGACATTGTGTTCAAGCCTAACCCTGGGCCACAGTCAGACTTCCTATCAGCTTCAGAGCGTGAGGTACTATACGGCGGAGCAGCAGGTGGCGGTAAATCGTACGCAATGTTGGCAGATCCCCTACACGGGTTGAACGACCCTAACTTTAGCGGACTGCTTGTACGTCATACTACTGAAGAACTTCGCGAACTAATTCAAAAGAGTCAGGAGTTATACCCTCGTGCTATTCCCGGTATCAAATGGTCTGAGCGAAAGTCTCAGTGGACTTCTCCTCAAGGCGGACGTTTGTGGATGTCTTATCTTGACAAGGATACTGACGTTACCCGCTACCAAGGACAGGCCTTTAACTGGATCGGCTTCGATGAACTTACACAATGGTCTAGCCCTTACGCTTGGGATTATATGAGATCACGTCTTCGTAGTGCACACTCCAATAAACTTGGTTTGTACATGCGAGGGACTACCAACCCAGGTGGCGCTGGGCATGGTTGGGTTAAGAAGATGTTCATTGACCCTGCTCCAGCCAACAGTTCGTACTGGGCTACAGATGTAGAGACAGGCGAGACGATCAGATACCCTAGTGGACACAGTAAAGCTGGTCAGCCTCTATTCAAGCGTAGGTTTATCCCTGCTAGTTTGTTTGACAACCCTTACCTTTCAGAGGGTGGTGACTATGAAGCGATGCTTCTATCTCTACCTGAACACCAGAGAAAACAACTTCTCGAAGGTAATTGGGACATCAACGAGGGTGCAGCCTTTCCTGAGTTTAACAGGAAGATTCATGTCATCCCTGACTTTGAAGTACCAGCTAACTGGGTAAAGTTCAGAGCATGTGACTATGGATACGGAAGCTATACAGGTGTTCTATGGTTTGCAGTAGCTCCTGACGAACAACTGGTCGTTTACAGAGAAATGTATTGCTCTAAGGTTACAGCTACAGATTTAGCTGATATGATCTTAGACGTAGAGAAGAATGACGGACCTATACGTTACGGCGTACTTGACTCTTCCCTCTGGCACAACCGTGGCGATACAGGTCCATCTCTGGCTGAACAGATGATTCACAAGGGTTGCAGATGGCGACCTTCTGACCGTTCCAGAGGTTCACGAGTTTCAGGAAAGAACGAGATACACAGACGACTACAGGTAGATGAGTTTACAGAGAAGCCTAGACTGGTGTTTATGCAGACATGTACTCACACAATCTCTCAGATACCTATTATTCCTTTGGATAAACGAAACCCAGAAGATGTTGATACAAATGCAGAGGATCACCTTTACGATGCTCTACGATACGGCATCATGACACGTCCACGCAGTTCTCTGTGGGATTTTAACCCTGCAACACAAAAGAGTGGCTTTCAGGCCTCAGATAGCAAGTTTGGATACTAAACATGGCAGATATTGACGATCTTTCCTTTGAGACAGATGAAGTAACAGCAGCAGAAGATGGAGTGAAGAGTATCTTCGAGTCCCGTCCAGACGTTGTAGCATTCGTAGAAGAGCGGTTCCGCCGTTCTGAGGATTCCCGTCGAGGAGATGAGGATCGTTGGTTAAGAGCCTACCGTAACTACCGAGGCCTATACGGTCCAGACGTACAGTTCACCGATACTGAGAAGTCTCGTGTGTTTGTTAAGGTGACCAAGACTAAAACTATCGCAGCCTACGGGCAGATTGTTGATGTACTGTTTGGCAACAACAAGTTCCCCCTTACCGTCGACCCTACCGTTCTTCCTGACGGAGTAGCAGAGTCAGTTCACATTAACGTAGCTCCTAACGCTGAACAGGCAGGAGACGCTCTTAAGTCTCTTTCAGAAGATAAACCTTCTACACCTTACTTGATTGATGGTAATACTAAATTACAGCCTGGAGAGACCCTTGCTGATCTTAAGAACCGTCTCGGCCCTCTAGAAGAAAAACTTAGCAGTGTTTCTGACAAGATTGTAGAAGGCGATGGTACTGGCCCTACAACTGTTACGTTCCACCCTGCAATGGTAGCAGCTAAGAAGATGGAAAAGAAAATCCATGATCAACTTCTAGAATCAGGCGCATCTATCCACCTACGTTCAATGGCTTTTGAACAAGCTCTTTTAGGCACAGGTGTTATGAAGGGTCCGTTTGCAGTAGATAAAGAATACCCTAACTGGGATGACGAAGGTAACTACGAACCTACAATTAAGACTGTACCTGAGTGTGAGCACGTAAGTGTCTGGAACTTCTATCCTGACCCTGAGGCTGCTTCTATGCAGGACGCAGAGTACGTAGTACAACGTCATAAGATGTCACGTACGCAATTACGTACGCTTAAGAACCGCCCATACTTTATGAAAGACTCCCTTCAAGAAGCTATTGCTAAGGGTTCTAACTACATCCAAAAGCACTGGGAAATGGCAATGGTCGATGATGAGGCTCAGCCTGATTCAGAGCGTTGGGAAGTTCTAGAGTTCTGGGGTTTTGTAGATGTAGAACACTTAGCTGAAAACGGCGTTAAGATTCCTAAAGAGTATAAAGACCTAGACGAACTTAATTGTAACATCTGGGTATGTAACGGGGAAGTTATCCGTTTTGTACTTAATCCGTTTAAACCTACGACAATTCCTTACTACGCAGTACCTTTTGAGCATAACCCTTACAGTTTCTTCGGTATCGGTATTGCTGAGAATATGGATGATACGCAGACCTTGATGAATGGCTTCATGCGTATGTCCATTGACAACGCTGCCTTGTCTGGTAATCTTATTATTGAAGTAGACGAGACCAACCTAGTTCCAGGTCAAGACCTTTCAGTCTATCCGGGAAAAGTGTTTAGACGCCAAGGTGGTGCTCCCGGCCAAGCAATCTTCGGTACCAAGTTTCCAAATGTTGCACAAGAGAACCTTCAACTATTTGATAAGGCACGTGTATTAGCTGATGAGTCTACTGGATTCCCTTCTTTTGCTCATGGTCAAACTGGCGTATCTGGCGTGGGTCGCACAGCTTCTGGCATTAGTATGCTTATGTCTGCTGCTAACGGTTCTATTCGTACTGTGGTTAAGAACGTAGACGACTACTTACTCCATCCTCTAGGTAAAGCCTTCTTTGCGTTTAACATGCAATTCGACTTTGACGAAGAGATTAAAGGTGACTTAGAAGTACGTGCTGCAGGTACAGAGAGCCTCATGGCTAACGAGGTACGCTCACAACGCTTGATGCAGTTCTTGCAAGTAGCTCAAAACCCTACATTGGCTCCGTTTGCTAAGATGGATTACATTATTCGTGAGATTGCGAAGTCTATGGACCTAGACCCTAGCAAGGTAACTAACTCTATGCAGGATGCAGCAATTCAAGCAGAGATTCTTAAGGGCTTCAACCAACCCGCTCCAGCACCTGTAGGTCCAGAGGGTGCACCTAGCCCAGAAATGGGTCAACAGGCACCACAGACCCCTCAGGGAGGCGTACAGGATACATCTGGCGGTGGTGGCGGACAAATAGGTACAGGTACAGCGCCTATCCCAGGTGAACAAGGATTCTCAGGCAATGTCGCTTAAGAGTTTCGTAAACAATAAAGAGCAATGGGATGCGTTCCTAGAATACATGGACAGTCTCATTGCCAAGGAACATCGGAGTATGGAGGGTATCTCTGACACTGTAGAAATTTACAGACATCAGGGGTCTATTCGTACACTTAAGAATCTAAAGTATCTAAGGGAGTCTATCAATGGACCTAGAAAATCAGACTGACGTAGTCTTCAAGTCATCTCGAACAGATGAAGTAGATCCAGTATCAGGTAATGAGGTACCTCTAGGTTCCACACCTGAAGAAGTACGTGATGATATTCCTGCTCAGTTAAGCGAGGGTGAATACGTTGTACCTGCTGATGTAGTAAAGTTCTTTGGAGTTAAACACTTTGAAGACATGCGAACAGAAGCTAAGATGGGTTTCAACCAGATGGACGCCAATGGACGTATCGGAGGCGAACCTATCGGTGGTATGGAAATGGGTGGCGATGACCTACCCTTTGACATTTCTGAACTACAGATGACAGATGACGGTCAACCTGAACAACCTATGATGAACCAAGGTGGTCTTATTAGCGGTTACTCTGAGGGTGGTGAGGTCAATGCTGCACTAGAGAGTTTTACAGGGTCTTCTTCAAGCGTAACTTACAAGACATACGTCAACGCAGAAGGTAAAACTATTCAAATTCCTTTCTTCAACGGAGTACCTATGGCAGTAATCCCTGAGGGTTACACTCTACAAGGCTCTACCCCTGCAGTCACCGAAAAGAAAAGCAACGTAGGAGGCGGCGGCGGCGGAGGCGGAGGCAATTTTGTACCCCCACCTGAAGCTATTGACTACACAAAGCTAACTTCTGCAGAATTGAAGAAGATGGTTGAGGATCAAAAGAGTACGTCCAGAGATCTTATTTCTGGTGGTTTAGGTCTGTTGAGTCCTATCGTCGGACTCGTAGCAAAGTTAGCCTTTAAAGATATGGCTAACAAAACACAGGCTGAGCTTCAGCGCAGAGTAGAATCTCCTGAATACGCTGATGAAAAAGATTTTTATTCAGCTATGCTTGTTGAAGCAGACGAAGAAAAACCTAAGTTTCTTGAACGTGTTTGGGGTACAATAACAGGTAAAGATGACGAGGAAGAAGTATCCTCAGAACCTGTTGGTCAGGAAGCTCTTGACGGGGTTGCTAGAGAAGCTTTAAGAACACCACCAGAAACCGTAATAGACCCTCAACAGATCATTGATGACTTAGAAAAGGCGGTTTATTCTTCTGAGACTGTCGCTCAACCAGGTGATTTAGACCTGCCAGAAATTACTACCTCTGTCCTCCCAGACCCTTTTGTAGGGATGATCGGAAACGCTATTGACTCGGCTCCTTCTACAGAAGCTGAGGGTTGGGCTGCTGAAGGTAAGAAGTTCGCAGATTCTTACAACAATACAGGTTCAAAGGATACAGGTCTAGCATCAGATAATAGTGGCTCTGGACTTTCCTTAGCGGAACAGACACTAGCAGGTGCTAGAAAACGTGATAAGAACACTCAAGATTACTGGGACGAAGGCAACGAAACAGGCGTTGCGTTTATCACGGACTCTACAGGTACTAAACGTGAAGTAGACACCTATAAGCGAGAAGATGTACTAAAGTCAAAGATAAGACCAGGAGGACGTTAAGTCCTTCTAACAACTACCAATTAAAGGCTACCCGACAATCTCGTCGGCCCCTAACATAAGGACTGAATACATGGAAAGTGTATCAACTCAGACAGACTCACTGTCACATAATCGTAATGCTGCACGGGTTAACCGTGATGAAGCGGAACTAAAGGCTCTGCTAGAACAAGCAGGAATCCCTAAAGATGAAACAGAAGAAGAAGAAGTTAGTGAAGAGGTGCCCGATAGCTCACAGCTTAGCGACGACTCAGTTTCATCAGAGGGTGATACCGAACAAAAAGAAGAACCAAAAGCTGAAGCACAAGAAGAAATTGAATTAAGTGCTGAAGAGAAGAGTTTCAAAAAGCGTTACGCAGACATTCGCAAGTACATGCAAGACAAGGATGCAGAGTACAAGGGCGAACTAGAAAAGCTAAAGGCTCAACTAGAAGCTGCTACTAAGAATGAGTTGGTACTTCCTAAGTCGCAGGAAGAGATTGACGCATGGTCTAAGAAATACCCTGATGTTGCAGGTATTGTCGAAGCTATTGCCGATAAGAAAGCTAATGAACGAGCATCTGACTTAGACGTACGTCTTAAAGAGATTGAAGAGATGAGAGCGGCAACTAAGAGAGACAAGGCTGAAGTTGAACTACTGTCTCTACATCCTGACTTTGCAGAGATTCGTGCAGATGATGCGTTTCATGAGTGGGCAGGTGCTCAACCTAAGGTCTATCAAGACGCCCTGTACGAGAACGCAGAAGATGTTAAGTCTGTAGCTCGTGTGATCGACATGTACAAAGCTGACAAAGGTATCAAGACTAAGAAACCTGCCGCAGATGCAAGTGCTGCTTCTTCTGTTAAGGCTCGTCGCACAACACCAGCTACAAATGACTCGTCTACTTACCTTACGGAATCTCAGGTAGATAAGATGAGCATTAAAGAATATGAGAAACGCATGGACGAAATTATGGACGCCCAGCGCTCAGGTAAGTTTATTTACGACATTAGTAAAAGATAAGTTGACAAACCCTTTATCGTAGATAAAACTATGGGCATGTGTATTGTTAGGTATCAACTACTTGCACATGCTTTTCACTAAGCACTAATTCACCCCAAAAGAACTACCTCTGATTATAGGCCCAGTGCTAAAAGGATGGCCGTCCTGATAGCAATGCTGACTACCCTAATAAGACGAGCCTCTTTCAAGTGGAATATATAGTGTCTCCCCTCTAAGCCACATATATCTTTGAAAGGATTCTCCAATGGCTATTACATCCGCATCAGGCGGTTTTGACGGTAACTGGTCCCCAGTCATCTATTCAAAAACTGCACAAATTGCTCTACGCAAAGCTGCTGTTTCTAACGCAATCACAAACAACTCTTACTTCGGTGAGATTGCTAACCAAGGCGACACTGTTCGCATCCAAAAAGAGCCAGACGTAACAGTCAACGCTCTGCAGCGTCACACAGCTATCTCTGCTGAGAAGCTTGACGATACTGACTTCTCTTTGACTATCGACAAAGCTAACTACTTCGCATTCAAAATGGATGACATCGAAGACCAGTTCGCAAATGTTGACTATGTCTCTATGGCAGCAGATCGTGCAGCATACAAAATGGCTGACGCAATGGACGCAGACGTCTTGTCATACATGTCAGGTCACACAACTGCAGGTGCTCTCATCACAACTACTTCTGGTGATGCACAAGGTACTTCTGGTTTGACTGGTGAATTGTTCACTGCTAACCACTTGGACGCTACTGACTTCGGTAACTTGACTATTTCTGGCACAGCAACTGCAGGTGACTCCGTACCATTGGCTCCACGTTTGCCAGGTGCAACTGCTTTGTCTGCAACAACTGTATCTCCTTTGACTGTACTTGCTCGTATGGCTCGTAAGTTGGACACAGCAAACGTAGACGCACGTGGTCGTTGGGTTGTTCTTGATCCAGTATTCGTAGAGATGCTGAAAGATGAAGACTCCCGTATGCTTAACGGCGACTTTGGCGGTGCTGGTCTACAGAACGGTCTTGTTTTGAACAACATCCACGGCTTCCGTGTATATGTCTCAAACAACCTACCTGCTAAAGGTACAGGCGCTGGTACTTCTGGTACAACTGCTCAAGACGCCAACTACGGTGTTATTGTTGCTGGTCAGGACGATGCTGTTGCTTCTGCTGAGCAGATCAACAAGGTTGAGAACTACCGTGACCCAGATTCATTTGCAGACATCGTTCGCGGTATGCACTTGTATGGTCGCAAAGTACTTCGCCCAGAAGCTCTGTTGACTGCACGTTACAACGCAGCCTAATTGCTAACCTAATCGGAGGGACTGGTCTAACAAGGCTGGTCCCTTTGTATTCATTGGAAAGGACATCTCAAGATGGCTATTACTACTGCAATGTGCAACAGCTTCAAAGAAGAGCTTCTTGGGGGTGTTCACGATCTAGATACCGACTCTCTTAAAGTAGCTCTTATCAAATCGTCTCCTACAGGTAGTTACGGTGCAGACACTACCAACTACTCAGACATAACAGGCAGCACTGACGAGGCTGTAGGTACAAACTACACCGCTGGTGGTCAAACTCTCGACTCTGCTACAATTACCTTATCAGGTAATACTGCTTTTGTAGACTTCGCAGATGAAGTGTTTACTAACTTGACCATCTCTTCTGACGGAGCTATCATTTATAATGCGTCTCAAGGAAACAAAGCTGTAGCACTCTTCGACTTCGGTTCAACTGTAACTTCTACAAGCGGTGACTTTACTGTTGTATTCCCGACAGCAGACTCCTCTAACGCCGTAATCCGTATCAGCTAAATAAACTAAAGAGGTTATCGCACAATGGCGTTTATCATCAAAGACCGTGTAAAAGAAAATACTACCTTTACAGGTACTGGCGCTATCGCCTTAGGAGGTGCTGCCGCTACTTTTGATAGTTTTCAATCTTACATGACGAATGGTGATACGACTTATTACGCTATTGTGCATACCTCTTCTGGTGTGGACGAGTGGGAAGTAGGTCTTGGTACATGGAACACGGGTAACACACTTACCCGTACTACGGTCCTATCTGGCTCTAACGGTACATCTGCTGAGAACTTCTCTTCAGGTTCTAAAGATGTGTTTATGACGTACCCTGCAGATAAGTCGATGCACTTAGATGCTAATGGAAATGCTGACATTAATGGTGGTACTATTGATGGTGTAACTATTGGTGCTACTACTGCCGCTGCAGGTAACTTCACTAGCGGTGCTTTTACTGGTGACGTTGACCTAGACGGTAACCTTCACGTAGGTGAATACATAGACTTTGATGCACAACCAGCACACCCTGCACACCGCGAAGGTCGTTTCTGGTATGATAACGTCCACAAGACACTAAACTACCACAGTGATGATTCTAATGTTGTACACGAGCTTGGCCTTGAAGAGCATATGCGTGTGTTTAACAACTCAGGCGCAGCTATCACTAGAGGTAAGCCCGTGTACTTTACAGGTGCTTACACTGCAGGGGACAATGATGTTCCTACCATTGGTCTAGCTAACTCTACAAACATGGTTAAGTTTAAATCCATGGGTTGTGTTGCTTCAGACATTGCAAATAACTCATATGGTTACATTGTTGTAACAGGTATTCTTACAGGGATTGATACAAGTCACCTCACAGTAGGTGAGAACTTCTTTGTAGGTATTACAGACGGTGCCACTCAGACCATGCCGCCTGTCTACCCTAACTTCCCTATGTGTCTTGGCTTTGTTGTTCAGGCAGACGCAACGGACGGTATCGTCCTTCTAGCTCAGCAGAACCACTCAATCAAAACTTTCCGTGTTATCTCTGATACGCATATCGGCGGTGACTTGACTATTGATGGTAACCTGAATGTTACTGGTACAACAAGTACAACTTCTACCTCAGATGTTACCGCAGGTGCACCTTTCTATCGTGCAAACGAAGGCGATTCTATCGGTGAATCTGGTACTACCTTTACAGGTACAGGCCTTGATGATGCGTTTTTCTCAGGTCACTTTACGGGTACTGCACCTGTAACCTACTATGTAAAGATTGATGGTGTAGGCACAGGTCCAGGTGGCGTTGATACGTTCTTGGTGAGTCGTGACAACTACGCTACGACATTCTCTAGTAATAATGCTATTACAGGCAACAAGCAGCTTATTCACTCAGGCGACAACATCTACGTTGAGTTTGGTACAACTACAGGTCACACATCAAACGACCAGTGGACTGGTACGGCCTCACCTAACCTAGTCGATACGGGTTTCTGGTCTAACCGAAACACTGGTACATCTGGTGTAGGTTATACACACATGGGTTTGTGGTATGATGTATCTGACTCCAAGTGGAATCTTACAGACGAATATGATTCTGTACCTTCAGGGACTATCGACAAGACTGACTCAACCTATGTCAAAGGTACTTTGATTTCTAATCTAGAAGGTACTGTTACAGGCAATGTCACAGGTTCTGTAACTGGTAACGCTTCTAGTGCAACTACTCTTTCAACTGCCCGTGCAATAGGCGGAGTATCTTTTGATGGGTCTGCTGACATTACTCTTCCCGGTGTTAACGCAACAGGAAACCAAAACACTACGGGTAATGCTTCCACAGCCACAACTCTAGCGAGTTCACGTAATATCCAGCTTACAGGTGATGTCACGGGTACAGCTGCCTTTAACGGATCTGATAATGCTGTGATTAATGCTGTTGTACAAGACGATAGCCACAACCATACCATTGCCAATGTAGACGGCCTACAGACTTCACTAGACAACAAGGTACCTACATCACGCATCCTTACTGCAGGAAATGGTTTGACGGGTGGTGGTGACTTAACTGCTAACCGCACATTTAACGTGGGTGCGGGTGCTGGTATTACTGTTTCTTCTAATACTGTATCACACACTGATACATCTACCCAAGCCTCCTCTAACAACAGTGGGCGTACCTACATCCAAGATGTCACCCTAGACACTTTTGGTCACGTAACAGGTTTAGCTACTGCTACCGAGACTGTCACAGATACTACGTATAGTGCTGGTGCAGGTTTGAACCTGACGGGTACTGTATTCAGTCATACTGACACGTCTAGCCAAGCCTCAGTCGACAACTCTAATGGCACAGTTATCCAAGATATTACTCTTGATACGTATGGTCACATTTCGGGTATTAACTCTGTTAACCTAGATGGTCGCTACTATACAGAGACAGAAGCGGATGGCCGCTTTGTTAATGTCTCTGGTGATACTATGACTGGTAATCTAG